GAGTCGTACTTAACTCCTCTGTATGTGACTTGTGCCATTTGGTTTCTCCTAAAGTAATTGGACTTTGCACCTTTAACCCCGTAGGGTGATCCGTGTTCCCGTTCCTTCAGTCGGCTTTTGCGTCCCTTTCGGGATGAACGAACCCGTTCCGAGTCGGCCTACTTGCGTCCAATGATAAAAGGTTCGCAATATTGATCTGGTACTTTTGTTCGGAAGTAATCTATAAGATACTCCTTCGCATCTGGAGAGTGATATTGATCGCTCAAAATCTCAATCCTTGCTTGATTCCAATCTGCACATGTCATCTCCCAGTGGAAACTATTATGTTCAGATAGGAGTAGTCCCAGTAATGCTAACTCAATCATAGGATGAACGATGTGTTAATATTAACACATTCAGCCTATATATGCTAATTTAATTGTTCATTCTGTAACAATTCTTAATTTTTATAGCGGATTACCGTTCTTATCTACCAATCCTAGACTTTTGATCTTATTTATATTACTTCTTTCTTTTTTCTTAATCTTTTTATATTCTTTTATTAACTTATCAACCTCGCTTTTGCGAATGTTGACCTTCAATTCCTTTTCATCTTCCTTCCCAACAAACCCAAGACCAGCCTTTTGAGTCTCCTCCTGTGCATCAACATAGTCATTGATAACCTCTTGAATCTCATCTCGAATGAGTTCATTTATTTGATCTCTTAGTTTATCGCTCATTACTTACCCCTTACAGTTTTACCTTTTTTCTTTGGTGGTGGTTTAAGACCAAAACGATTTGGTGGAATAGTTCCTGATCCGTACTCAATACCTTTTACATTCTTATACTTATCGTAGTAAAGATCAAATATGTTTGCAGCCTTTTGTGCACGACATACATCCAACCTATCTTCACCATCAACGGTATATCTTACATTGTATGCATCAGTGGGAAAAGATGAATTTTTTGCCTTTTCCGGTGTAGTTTTTTCAAGAAGGATCTCACAAGAATAATCCTCCGGTTTTATATCACTCATGTTCCTCTATGTAAACCCCATGCTATATCAGGAAATGCCTCTGCGACAATCTCCTTTGTCAATTTATATTTCTCAGTAAGATTCTTATCTTTGACTAAACAGATAATCTTAGCCTCTTCTGGATGTAATCCCTCTAACATCTGTATAAACATTGTCTCTCTACGAAGAGAACTCAATGTATCATTACCACCCTTGATGAAGTGATAAAGATTCTTCCACTCTCTACGAAGAGATGTATGATCAGTTCCGACAGGAACCTCATTCTCTTTGTAAGGAACTTGTCCTTCTGGAACAGCAGATTTAACTCTGTCATCAAAGTTCCATATCAATATGGCAGTGAGTGAGTCGTCACGATACTCTCTTAAGGCTTCAACCTTCTTTACTTTTGTTCTTTGAGAGTCAACATAATCTAATATCTCATGGATAAAAGGATTCGGAGGTAACTTTACCTTCCTAGTCGTTGTCTTCTTCTTCGTTGTTGTTGTCATAATTTTCAAATCGAACTGCTAAAATTTCATCTGCTCTTAGATTACCATTTTCGTCAAACATCTCAGGATGAGTATAGACTGTATCTGGTGTTGTTTCGTATGAGTGTTCTCTTGCTACCCATCCTATCACACCTCCTAATAATAGTGCAAGGAACGATACACATGTTGTTATCGTTAGAGTTACTATTAAAGTTTCCATGGATCCCCCAGAGATTATTTTTTTGTTATGTTGATAGTAAAAGTTATTTCTCTTTTGAATAGACTTAACTTTAACTGAAAGGTGGGTTTTGGTTGAACGTTCCTCCTATTACGTAGTAACAACTCCACTCCCCGATTGATTTCGGGTTTGTTGTTTTTATTTAGAACGTTTTTTTCTTCCTCTCCTTTTGTCAAGATTATACCTCCATGCATCCTCTAGTATACCATAAAGATAAGTTTTTATCTTTCTTGCCTTTGGTTTTGGTATGTGACCATAGGCTTCTTTGAGAGTTTTGTCACCTCCTTTAATGTATTCTTCAAGTTCTAAAACCTGCTGTGATAATTCAGCAGCAGTTGAACTCTCAATAAACTCTTCGATCTGTTTCTTCTTCACACCCTCACCTTCAAGATAAGGGTAAAATTTCAAAACAAAGTCACCTTTGAAAGCCAGTTCAAGTGCTCTCTCAACAATGAAGTAAACTTCTTCAAAGTTCTTCATATGATTTTTTCTCTTTGTAACCATTGTAATGTCTCCTTACATCCTCCGATGTAATGATTTTCAATTTGAACTTGTGGGAATGTGGCATCAGAACCAAACTCCTCTTGAAACTCATGTTTCGTAAAGTCTTGATCGTATTTGTATTCTACAAAATCAATCTTAACAGTTTTGAGTAAATGTTTTACTCTGTCACACCATTGGCAGTTATCTCTTGAATAGACTACAGCTTGCATCTTAGGTAAATTCCTTAATTGTTTTCTGATAATCGATGTCAAAAAGTTCTAATCCCTTGTCTGTGAGAATATGATTATACATGCCCTCAAAGATTTTGGGTGGCATTGTGCAGATATCAGCACCTTGAGCAAATGAATGCTCTACGTCAGCAACTGATCTGATTGAAGCAGAAAGTATCTCAGGTAGATTATATTGTGCTGCAACATGAACTGGCAACACCTCTTTAATTCTTCTAATGAGATTACATCCTCCAAATCTCTGGTCATCTACACGACCAACGAAAGGTGAGAGATATCTTGCTCCCGCTTTGACCGCTAGGATCGCCTGTGAGACGCTGAATATCAATGTGACATTAACTCTAACACCTTGAGCATACAAGTCCCTACAAACCGCAAGGCCGTCGGGTGTGCAAGGCACTTTGATTGTGACCACATCATGGAATTTACTAATCAGACGATCTGCCTCTGTAAGCATCTCTTCTTTAGTTCCTACAACTTCCATGCTTATATCCTTAAGTCCCATCAAAACAAGATCACGATATACGTCGTCAGGTCTTTCATGACTTTTCATAATCAATGTTGGATTTGTGGTCACACCATCAATCAATCCAGTCTCGAAATGTTTGCCGATAGTTTTTGTATCAGCAGTATCAAGAAAAATTTTCATAAGTAATGATCTCTCGATTTTATATAGTGGTTGATATTTTTCAGTCTAACGCATCAAGTTGAGAATGTCTAGGTCTATGATTTTTCATACCGTCGTGATTACCGTCATTTGGTAGTTTTCCTGTAGCCAAATAATCCACAGTGTCGATGCAACCCTTAAGATAAGATACTCTTTCCTTGTCATCTGGATCTACCTGCTTTAATCTCTTAGTAAATCTTTCCATAAGTTGTTGCAAATTTTCAGTTTGTTTCATTTTTTTAATACGATTTTTCTTAAGTCGATTGCGACGATTATTTTCACAAACTCTTTTGACCGTGCATTCTTTACATTCATATGAATAAGAGGATGCTAATCTAACATTCTTTCGAGTTCGATAATAACCATCGATTAGATTTTTTTCCTGACCACAAACTCTACACTTACGATCTTGTAGTAGTAAATGAGCCAGTTCTAGTTGTTCATCTAGATCCATCTTTTCCTTGCATAAAAAAAGACCCTATAAGGGTCTTTATTATAACATATGTATGTTGTTTATTAACCAATGGTTGGTGCTGTTAATGCAACTTCTGTAGTCTCAGCAGATGCTAAGTCTAGTGGGAAGTTATGAGCATTACGCTCGTGCATTACTTCCATACCAAGGTTTGCTCTGTTAAGAACGTCACCCCATGTAGGAATGATCTTACCGTTTACATCTACAACTGATTGGTTGAAGTTGAAACCGTTAAGGTTGAATGCCATTGTACAGATACCCATAGAGGTTAACCATACACATACAACAGGGAATACTGCTAGGAAGAAGTGAAGACTTCTTGAGTTATTGAATGAAGCATACTGGAAGATTAAACGACCAAAGTAACCATGAGCGGCCACGATGTTGTATGTTTCTTCTTCTTGTCCAAACTTATAACCGTAGTTCTGGGACTCAACTTCTGTAGTTTCTCTGATTAGAGATGATGTAACTAAAGAACCGTGCATTGCACTAAAGAGTGCTCCCCCAAACATTCCTGCAACACCTGCCATGTGGAAAGGATGCATTAGAATGTTATGCTCTGCTTGGAACACGAACATAAAGTTAAAAGTACCTGAGATACCTAGTGGCATACCATCAGAGAAGGAACCCTGACCGAATGGGTAAACTAAGAATACAGCGAATGC